CCATTCAAGCAACCTCCTTTATTTTGATGTAATCGTTGCACTTGTGCCTGTAAACGCTGGTGCGGATGCACTAGCGGACTTAACGCCTGTTGCAACCGTTACTGCTGTTCCTTTTGTTGGCAAAGAACCTGCTGAAAATCCAAGTGTTAGAACCTCATTTGCAACCGATGCCGTGAAGCTTGGCAATGTGCCTACACCAGTAATTGGCGTAACACTCGCTGTATTTACAGCAACCGAAACAGTCGGCGCGGAAACTGAACCTGCTGGTGTATATGATGCACTCGCAGAATCCTTGAATGCCAGTCCCCTAAGACTGCCTGTACTACCAAACTCGTGCCACTTGCTATCTGATGTAGACCACACAAGTTCAAGCGAGTTGTAAATTACAACGTCACCGTTTGATGGCGTATAATCTACATTATTGATTTTAATCGGTGATGTGCTAGAGCCATCCGCAAGTGCCGTTGTTGTAACTCCTGCGTAATGCATAGCACCTGTTGCAGAGCCCTTTAGAATGCTAATGTCATGTCTTGCTGTTGCATCTTTGATGTCGTAAGTTGCTCCACTAGGTAATGTGATTTCTGAAATATCTGCCATTATTGTCCTCCTATTATCAGATTTCCTTCGCTAACAGTATACGTTGTACCGCTGTTCCATTTAAGCCTGTCTGTACGTGATACGTGTATATCTGCATTGCTTGTATGTGTGTTTATTTCGCTGTTCAAATTTTCAAATTCTTTTTTTGCTTCGCTTGCGCTTTCAATATCATAATCCGTAAGTGCTTTGTTTCCTTTTACTTCAACATTGTTGATTTTAGGAATATTTGTTAGTTGATTATAATCGTCTGTCCCGACAACTGAAACGCTATCCAATTTTACGGTAAAATGTTCATCGTCCGCAAGCATGATAATCTTGTAGTCATCCATGCTTTACATTCCTTTTTCGGTATCACATGCAAATGTGACTTCTTCCGTAATAATCAGCTTACCAATAAACGTCTGATGTATCTGGTCACCTCTGATAAGCTCAATGTCATAATAATAAGTACCAAAATCAATGTAGTCTGTATCTTCTGGCCTAATTGAGAATGAATATACATTTCCATCTTTAGTTATCGTTCCATCAGTCAGTTTTTTCTGGATGATAATTTTTCTCGCCAATGTATTTGCTTTTACCGTAAAAGTAATTTGAGTAAATCCTTTGCTTACCTCTGCATCGTTTGCATCGTGAACGGTAAAATGAATATTTCGCAAATCTCCTCTCGGCATTGTAATGTGTTCCATGTTATCACCTACTCTTTCACGATAGTATCAATTTCATTATTTGAAATAGATGAGGTTGGAGCAATATCAGCCCACTCGTATTCGTAATCGGTGTTGCTTTTCTTTTTCAAAAACTGTCCTGTTGTACCGCCTGTTGGAATGCCTGCCCCTTTTTCGCCATTCAGACCATCTTTACCATTCAGTCCATTTTCGCCTTTCGGTCCTTTATCACCTTTAAGGCCTTTTTCGCCTTTCAGCATGAAAACCTTACATACGGGTTTTGTAAAATATTCGCCCATTTTATGTACCCCCTAGTCTGTGATTCCATATCGTACTTTCAATGCACCTGTTAGGATAGTAAATACATCGCCATTGATCTCAATTTGCATGTCGTAAAAATAATGTCCTGTTTCAATATCCTTTGTATCTTCAGGTGGAATTCGCACCACGTAATACATCTTGTTGCGCTCCTGCTTTCTGAATGAGATGCCATCTTCAAGTGTTTTCTGGAATACGACATCGCCATCATCAAGATTCTTTTTGCACGTGAATAGTGCCTTTTCAAGCTCCTGCGGTTTGTCATCGAACTCAATCTCAACCGCAAATGACAGTGTGTCGCCTTTAATCATTTCAAAATTCGTCTTTTCCATTATATCCACCTCGACAGATTTTCAAATGCAATATATGTAAGCTGCCCATCCCACGACACGGAATTAGGCCCAACTTTCAGCACAAATTTGTCGTAATTTCCGACAACGTATCTGTTCATTAATACATCATCATTGTACGCTTCGAGCCTTTCTGTGTCTATAGTGATAGCGGATGATGTACTTAAATCAATCCGAAACAACTGCACACCATTCAACGATAGATTGATTGTTCCTGAACCCTTGATGTGAATAATAGGTTTTGAAACATAATTGCCGTTATTTCTCACAGTAATAGCTCCAGTTGGATTGTCAAACACCTTCATTTTTTCAAGTGTGCTGTACTTGAACGGTTGCACATGATACGTGATCTCAGCCGTTCTGAACCTCATAAGGCGTTCATAATCGACAGCATCAAGAATGTCATATTTGTAATATCTTTCTTGCTCGTTTGAAAACGTGACTGTTCCGCTTGAATTGAAAAACGTAATAATATCGTCAATATCATAATCGCCAAACAGACCGATTTTCATTTTTTTGTCATATGCCGAATATCCTAGCCTTGTGATAACATCACCATCACGACCATCTATCTGCTCAATGCTCGTTCGCATCAATGGCTTTGTAATCGGTGGCAATTCCTGTATCAGCAATCCTTTTAAATATCGGCTGTCAAGCCCATTTTGAATAACATAATTTCTCATATTTTTACCGCCTTAATTATAAATCAGTTTTGTCACCGTTTTGTCAACAAAATGACCCATTTCTTCATCATCCATCACGATTTTAACTTGTGATAGTGCATCCTTGAATGCATCAACCATGTTTCTATAGTTTCCACCACTTGTCGAAATACCACCGTTCACATTGAATGCATCAGACATACCATTTGCCAGTGCTTCAGTCTGATTAATCAACTCTGGGCTTGCCTTTCTTAAAGAATCGCTCAATCCCTCAACCATGTCAGGCATCCAACTTTCGTATTCAGCAAGAGGTCCTTCGTCAGGTCTTGAGAAATGAAGGAAAGACTTGATTTTTCCTGCGACATCGCTGACTGCACTTGTGACTTTATGAATTGCACTCCTGATGCCGTTTGCAATTCCACTAATCATATCGACACCCCAGTTATACAACTGACCAGGAAGGCTGCTAATTGTCCCGATAATGTTATTTACAAGTCCAGATGCGGCATTTGCTCCTGCTTGTGCCAACTGTCCCGCAAAGTTCCATGCATTATTCAAAGCACTTGATAGCCAATTCCATACAGCAGACGGAAGGCCACTGATAAATGACACAACACCATTGACAAAGTTAGAACCCGCCTCAGAAGCCCTAGAAACCATGTTAGAAGCCCAATTCTGTACGTTGCCTATAACTTCACTAAGGAATGCACCAATATTCCCAGGAAGTGCCTGAAACCACGATATAAGGTTGTCTATGAATCCACCAACCGATGTAATTACATTTGCGACCGTGTCCTTGAATGCATTCCACACATTTATAACAGCATTGCGGAATCCCTCGTTTGTGTTCCATAATGTGACGATTGTTGCTATTAGTCCTGCAAGCAACGTTACAACGAGCATAATCGGATTGGCATTCATAACACCATTAAGCAATGCCTGTGCAATAGTTGCGCCTTCATTAGCCGCCTGAAACGCTTGGATTGCCGTAACCAAGCCGTTTATCATTGATGCAACCTTCCATGTCATCATTGCCGTCCCAATTCCTGCAATAAGAGAAATAATCGTACCACCATTGTCCATGATGAATCCGAATAAATCACCAACGCCAGAAATAAGATCATCAATGACAGAAACGACAGAATCAATATCCATATTGTCGATTGCATTTGTGATGTTTGGAATCCACTCATCAGCAGCTTTTTGTAAAATGGGCTGTAATGCTTCACCAAGTTTTGAATTAATCGTATCACTCAATGTCGAAAGTCTACCATCCAAAGTCTGAGACTGTGCATCCATTGACTGAAAGTATTTTCCGCCTTCAGACGTTGACCGCTTCATTGACTCTGTGATCTCATCCACAGACATTTTACCTTTCGATATTCTATCATAAAGGCTTTTCATGCTTTCTCCGGTCTTTTCTGAGATTTCCTGTAACGGGTTGAATCCTGCATCAATCATCATATTGATGTCTTCAAGTGTTACTTTCTGCGCTGAGTTCATCTTTCCATATGCTCTCGCAATAGAGTTCAGCTTGTCCGCATTTCCCTGTGAGATATCTCCAAGCATCATCATACTATCGACAGCATCATCAGCACTAAAGCCAAAGTTCATCAGCAACGATGTTGCATCTGCAAGCTGTGGCATATCAAATGGCGTTGTTGCTCCAATATCAGCAAGTTTCTTAACCGTCTCACTTGCCTTCTCTGCTGAACCTGTCATGACCGTAAACGATGTCGTGTAATACTCCATTGATTTCTGATAATCCACCGCACCACTTACAAGTCCCTTGAAACCATCAACAACCTTACTGATTGCCTGTGACGCAAGATTAGCCATCGTGCCTTTAATCACCGTGAAACCATCGTTAAGTTTTTTTGATGCTCCATCAGCATCGCCCATCTTTTTCGACAGATTATCAACCTGTTTCGCACTATCATCAGATTCTTTGCCGAGGTTGTCAATCTCTTTCGCTGTCTTGTTAACGTCCGCTTGAGCATTGTTCATCTGCACTGCAAGCTGTGACAGTGATTTCTTGTTTTTGTCCTGCGCTGCGGTGCTTTCGTCATACTGCTTCTGCAACTCGTTAACAACTTTTTCTTGATCTTTGTACTCTTGACTGTTCTTTCCAACCTGAGCTTCAATGCTTGCAAGTTTTCCCTTTTCACTTTCAAGCTTTTCACCGAGTTGCGCATGCTCATCTGCTGACTGTTTAACAGCATCCTGATATGCCTTGTACTGGTCAGAAACAAGTTTCAGCTTTGATTTCTGCTCATCAAGACGTTTGTTAAGCACGTCACTCTTGGCTGTCAATGCTTCGGTGCTTGTGTCGTTCTTGTCATATGTACTCGTAACAACCTTCATTTCAGAAGATACTTCACGCAAGCTCTGTGTGATCTGACTCAATGCACGCCTGTATTCGCTTTCGCCTTTTAACTTAATAGTACCACCTAATGCCATGCACTCACCCCCTTAGAACCAATCGTCCTCATGCTGTGATTTTTCATATGCTTTTGCGTACGTTGTTCCTGTCTTTTCAAGCATCAGTTCAAAATCAAAATCGTCCTTGTAGTGCTTGTAAAACAGGTTGAAAGTTGTCAGTGTCAATCTGCCAACCTCATGAAATGTAAAGCCAAGTTTGTTACGCCCGATAAAGTAGAACCGTGTAAAGTCTATCGGCTCTGGTTCATCAACTTCATCGGGGATTATGCGTTTTTTTCGGCGCTCTGCGTGCTTTCAACCACAGTTTCGTTAATCTTCTTCGTGGCTTCAGAAAGCCCAATGTCAGTGATCATTCTTCCTGCCTGCTTCAGTGTCAGTGGCTTTTCACTTGTGCCATTTTCCTCGTTCTGAATGTCAATATACTCATTGATCATCGCCGTAATTCCAAAGATAACAGCCTTTGCGTTTGGTTCTCCATCTTTACCATCTGTGAGTTCGCCCCACTTTTCAAGTGTGCCGTACTTGTCCTGAATGACTGCCATAACGTTCAGATTAAATACAAGCCCGTATGTCTTGCCTTTGTACTCAAATTCTTTTGAAATTTCCTTCATGTTTTCCTCCTAAAAAATAAGACAGGGACGAACCCTGCCTTTAATATTCTTTTAAACTGAAGTCTTTGCCATCAGTCCTTCAAGATATGTGACAGCTTCAGTCTTTGTATCAAACGTGTCTGTCTTTGACCATGTGCCATCAGCCAATGTCGCAACAACTCCATTAAGTTCAGTTGTACTGAATGATACGCTTTCGCCCTTGGTTGAATCATCCTGTGACGGTTCTGAGAACTTAACCTTGCACAGGAACTCTACCGTGTACTTGTAAGCTCCGTCCACCATCTTTGTGACAATTCTTCCGAAACCTACATACGGCGCAACATCGTTTGAATTTCTGACAAGCCCTTTCCCACTTTCTGAAACCGTATGCCCCAGAAGGTCTGCCATGACCTGCACATCTTCATTGTCGATTCCTGCTGTAACAGAACCCTTCTGAAATGAAGTATCGCTTTCTGCCAACGCATCATCGGCATACAAAGACGCATCATTGTTGCTGATATCCACCTTGCAGGAAATAGCCTTAGCTGGCTTTTTTGCGCCATCATAAGTGGCTTTGCCATTTTCCGATTCAGTAAGTTTTGAATATCGGAAGTTATTTAAACCTATTTTAGCCATTATTCGCTCCTTTCAGTTGAAAAACATAATGTCTTGTGATAATACTTCGTATCATCCTCATACATATCTGCGGATGATCTGTCAGGTTCCCACATGAACCCGACACTCGTAAGCAATTCCTTTAGTGCCTTGATAATCGGCTTGTAATTGCTTTTTGAGTAAATATCAAAATCATAATACTCGATATAATTTAGCAACTCGTCATCACCATGTAACGTACTCTCTGCATCTGTTTCCATGTACGTGATGTACGTTTCTTCAGTGCCATTATACCGCAAGAACTTGACCGGAATTTTTTCACCGTTGACCGTAAAGTTACTCAATGTTTTTTCGATAAGTTTATTCATCCAACAGACCCCCGCTTAAATTCTTCTGCGCTTCTTCCATAGCTTTCATGATTTGTGATTTTTTGAAAGACTTTCGGAAGAACGGCTGCTTTGGATACTCCTTTTTTGAGCTTCCATATTCGAACATGTTAGCAACAAGTGGTGCAGGAGTCTTTCTTCCATCTTTGTTGATGAAATATCCAGTGATCATGACTTTTGTGTTGATACCATCATCTGACGGTGTTTTATACACTTTCGACAGTTTCACATGACTGCTAAAGCCTGAACTTCTCAGCGACTCTGGAAGATTGGCAATGACGTTCTTGTATACAACCTCTGCCCCTGCTTTGGTCATGCCACCAAAGATGTGATCAAACTGCTTGTCGATGTAAGATATATCCTTCAATACACTGTCGTCAATATCAACAATAATTTTTGCCATCAGTGTGTCACTTCCTTTGCCTGAATTTCTAATTCCACGCCTTTTTCATCAACGTTGTTCAGATATTCAATCGTATATGTCTTCGTATATGTCTTGCTATGAAACTCAATCAGCATATCCCTTGTGATTTCTGTTTTAGGAAACCGAATTGTGAAGTTGGTGTATGCTTTCTCAAAATCAGAATTGTTTGCAATCAGCGTAAATCCTTTTGTCGTTCTAACATATGCATATGGTGTAAGAATCACCTGCTTCTGCTCTGTCTGAAAGCCATCCTCGTCTGTCACAATTACAGTTTTATAAATCGTGATACGCTTTGAATACTTTCCTGCATTTAACATGTCTAACACCTCACAATAGATTGACGCTATGCATCGCAAGAATGCTCTGAACCGTGTTGTTCAAGTCCTTGCTGTCAACATACATCGTGCGGTTGTCCCACATATCTTGGCAAAGAATAAGCACCACAATTACAAATTCAGGATATTTGTCAACGCCCGCATCATCAAGTCCTGTGTAGCTTTTGATAAATGAGGTTGCAATAGAAATAAGCGTGGTCAATGTATCCTTTTCGCTTTCTGTTACTTCGTCCAGTCTCAAATAATCTGCGACGCTATCCACTGTAATATCACTGACTTTGCTTACTTCCATATTGTTTCACCCCTTTTTATTTGCCTGCTGCCATCACAAGTTTTGCAAGCTTCTGAGTATCGGCAACTTTCGCATCCCACTCAACGAAAGCTAGAATTCCAAGTAAATGTTCTTCTGCATATCGTTCTTGTAATACCTGCATGTTAGCATTTTCTGAAACCTTCACAGCTAGACCTGAGAAGTCACCATAATAAATTGTTGTCTTCCCTGCAAGCATTTTGTCCATAGCATCAGAACAATAAACATCCTTGCCTAGAAGTGTATATCCCCATTTTGCTGTAAAGTCACGGTTCAACAAATAATCGCCTTCATTGTCTTTCAACTTTCTGATTGCATTTCGAGTTTCACGGTTCATAATCCAAATAGAATTACCCTGATAGTTGTCGATTACCTTGTCTTGTAAATCCATCAACTCGTCTGATGTAATCTTTGTGGCTGCGGCAGCTGTAACGGTCATATCTGATGTAATGCCCTTCAAACCATCAACCTTACCTTCTGTACCGAACAAAATCTCATGTTCAAAATACAATGCGATTGCCTGTGCCATTTTTGCTTCGACAAAACCAACAATGTCAAAGTTGGAATTGTTAATCAAGCTCTTTGAGATTTTTGCTAAGCAACGTGCAAGGAATCCGTTAAGTTCAATCTGGCTGATAACAACCTTTCCAGACTCTGCTGTTGTTCCTTCATCTGCATACTTCATCACGATAGAACTGTTCTGCGCGTCATACTTTGGCAATACCAGTTTGCCCGTGATGTTATAGCGGTCTGCCATAGAGAACACAGGTGAGATTTCGATAACTTGAGAAATGATTTCATTCCAAACAGTTGTCGGAATCAGTGTTTGTGCATCTGCCGGCATTGTCGGTGTGTCAGTATTCACAATTCCACGAATTGTATTCTCGAATGTTTTGTGATCTCTTTCTGCATTTGTCATTTCAACAGGTTCATTAGGCCTTTTCTTCATGCTCATGCCTGCCATTTGGTCATACATAGCAATAGTTGCATCAATGTCCTTGACTTCCTTTTCAAGGTCTGCAAACTGATTCTTTTCATCTTCAGATGGTAATCTGTTTTCTGCCTTTGCAGTTGTCAACAAGCTCTCCATCTGAGCGACTTTTGAATTTCGATTTTCGATGAGTTCTTTTACGTTCATTTTTTCGCCCCTCCGTCATTCTTTAATGAACTAATAATATTCTCGTATGCCGAATAATCAAGCACACGATCCTCGACAGGTTTTTCAACCTGTTTTGGCCCTTTTAGTGTATCTGGCACATGCTTGTAATTCCTGAACAAGTCCGTTGCACATGCCTGTACATCCTTCACTGTTTCAAGTGCGTTTACATTGAAATAATTCCCAATGTACATATCATCATCTGCATTTCCGCTGAACCACGTTTCGTTTTCCACCAGCTCTGCAATCTTTTCTGCCGTGATTCCTTCTTTTGCCTTTGCTTCATACATTGGCAACATCGTTCCGCTTTCAATCAGATTGAGTGTGTCAATGTCATGCTGCAGCTCGTTAGCATTTCCATATGCAAACGTCATTGGCTTGTGAATCATCAGCACAGAATTTTTGTAAATGTTAATATCGTCTGCAACCATGGCAAGATACGTTGCGGCACTTGCACATAATCCATCAATGTATGCGTGAATCGTTGCCCCTGTGTTCTGCCTGAATCTCTTTAGCATTGTTACCATTGCCGAGCTTGCAAACACTGAGCCACCGCCTGAATTGATGTAAATATTAAAGTCTGTCACACCATTCAAGCTGTCAAGCTCTGTCTTGAGTGCGTTCGTATCAACTGCTGTTTCTGATTTCTCACCAGTCCACAAGTCTGGCTTGTTTTCATCAACAATATTTCCGTATACGTAAAAATCAGCGCTTGTTTTCGTCAGATTCTTCAGATACTTGTAATTCATCATCTGCCCCCTGTTCAGTTTCTTCAACTTTCTCAGCCGTTTCTTCTTCATCTCCGCCTGTCACCTGTCCAGTGTTTGGCGTGTAATATGTTCCTGTATTTGTATCATACAATACTGCACCAAGTCCAACATTGATCACGTCCATGCCTTCAATGTAATTGAGATTTTCCATGCGACGCAACTCATTGATAGTCATAAGCCCTGTATCTTTTGCAACCTTGTAAGCATCGAATCTCTCTTTGATGCTTGCTTTCACAATTTCTTTCGTATCAAATTCAAAGAAGAAGTTTTTCTTTTCTTTTTCTAACAGTAACGTGCTGTTGAGTGCTGTCTCAAATGCTTTAACAATTGGATAGATTGCTTCTTTGAAAGTCAGATTGAAGTCACTGTGAATATGGAATACTCCATTTATTTCATCCTGAAGAGTTTTCTTGCTTTCATTTAGCTGCATTTCGACTGAACTGTTTGACGACTCCTGAAACTTGATGCCGTTATTCAGAACCATGACGTTATCGGTATTGTTCGTATATAACCGTCTCCATGCTTCCTTTAGCTTATCTATTTCTTCCTGTCCAAGTCTGCGCTCTGCTTGTAAGAAACCTTTTTTGTTACCACCTGTCTTGACAAGTCCAAGCTGATAAACCAACGTGCTATAAGCTGTTTCAAGTGCCTTAGATATTTCTTCCGTCAATCCCTTTCCGCTTGCTCCGTCTTTGGTATTTCTCAACAGCTTCACCATGTTCCACGGATAGATTTTATCTGTGCCAACATAGAACTGCACGAAACGGTTCATCGGCTCTGAATTTGACCACACAGTAACGTTCATATCTGGAATATATTTCAGTGCCGTTACGTTGTTCTGTCTGTCTATCTGGATGTAACAATATCCACCCTTGCCAAGCAGATAGTCCTCGACCATGGCTTTTTTTGTCTGAAAACCGTCAAGCGTGTTTCCTGTATCGCCATTCAGCATTCGTACACGGCTGTCTCTTTGAACTTCCTCAACCTTTCCAGACTTATATCTGTAAAGTTTAACAGGCATTGCTGCAATCGAACCACTGATAAAATCAACAGCACCCGATACGGCAGGAAGAGTCAAAGCTTTCTCTCGCGTAATCTTTTCATTATTGAGCAATGCCGATAACAGCACATCGTCAAGCTGAACACTTTGATCATTAAGATTTACTTTATTCTTGAATTTTTTTCTGAATAGTGCCACTCTCATTACCGCCCTTTGTTAGTATTTTCTTTTTGAAACATTTTTACGCAAATAATATAGCATAAATGCACGTTTTTATCAATTATATCATTTGGAATGTGAAGTCACCTTCATTCAAGAAATAATCTTGTTCAAGAAGGTAAATCGCATTGATAAGTGATACCACCATATCAACTTTTCCGTTGCTCTTTTTCTTGCTCACATACATGTTTTTGTTGGTGTCATATGCACATTTCGCATTTTGAAAGTTGATTTCAAGAAGTTTGTTTTCTGTATATTTGAATTTCTGCGTAAGGATTGCTTCTTTCATCCTCTTTGTTGGTGAATGTAAGACGCTTGAATACTGCTTGATTTGAACCGTGTTATAGCCCTCATTAGCCAATTTCTGTGCTGTGCTTAATGCGTTCCATCTATCATAGCCAATCGCCTGAATTTGCACGTTATAACGGCTTTCAACGCTCAAGATTAATTGTTCAACAAACGCATATGAGATAACTCTGTCACCGCACGCAAATACCTTACCACTCTTCAATAGTTCTTGATAATTCACACGTTCTGAGATTGTTTTCTCTGTAATCCTGTCTGCTGGAATGAACGCAAAACTTTCTGCAAGAATGTTATCATCATCGTCAACGGAAACCATGGCAACAGATGTATTATCGTTTGATTCTGAAAGGTCAACACCTAAATATACAACTCTGCCGTTCCAATCAATATTCGCAACCTTGCATGCTTGAACATCCTTAACGTCAATAAATGTTTCAGTTCCTTGCCCTTGATAAATGATATTGCAGTGCTTTGTAACAAAGTTATCGCGCTCGTTCTCAATGGCAATGGCTCTTGCTCTTTTCTTTACAAGATCATCCCAAATTTCAGGGATTTCAAGCGCCGCCGGATTAGCCTGCTTCAAAATAAGATCGTCTGTTTCCCAATCGGAAGTTTTGTCAGGTTCATATAAAAGCGCAAAAACAGTATCGTCTTTCTCGATACCGTCCAGAACCTTCTTGGCATACGCAACCTCGTCCTCGAAAGGATTGTCGATTGTCGGATATTTTGTGCTGATGATAAAACCTAATTTGTTTACAACGTTCAACTGTCCTGATCTCATCGCTTCGACAGGATAACCGTTTGGCAATGCTCCAACCTCATCTGCAATGAATGCATTCGGCATACGTCCATCCATACGGTTGTTACTGTATGCTAACGGAATCAATGTGTTTTCATTCGGCTTGAACTTAATGTAATCCCTTAACAGCTTGAAACGCTTCGTTCCTTTGTACTCATATAACAGCGGACTGCTTTTGATTGTATCTGAGATTGCTTCTTTGATCTCTCTCGACAATGCACCATCTGGAGCAACTGAAAAGAACTTTGAGAACCTTGGTTCTGTCAAAAACAAGATAATAAAGATTGTAGCGACCGTGTACGTCTTAAAATTCTTTCTGCAAATCTCCAACAACCCTGTTTCATATCTGCGCTTTTTCGGCTTGTCACGATATACAGTACATAGCATGGCTGTATAAAATAGCCATTGATAGCCAGTGGCACACTTATACATCGACTGTCCTGCTTTCAATCCTTTCGGCATGTTAAGCAGTTTCAGAATGTTTTCAATCTGCTTTACCTTTTTTTCAGATACGAAGTACTTTGAATCTTTTCCTTCTACGATCCTCATCCAGTCTCGCATCTGCTTTTTGACATATTTCGGAGTGTCTTTCTTTCTGACTGAACTTTTGCAACATTCGTAAGCCTTACTGCTCGTCACTTCCATCATCGTCACCGCCATTAATGATCTTCATAAGCGGGTCTACATCCTGTTCTCCTGCATCGTCAACGCCAAAGTTACGCAAAATACGCATCAATGTTGCAACTGTTTTGTTTGCGCTGTCTGTTGTCCTGTTGTAGTCACTTATTGCAGGATTTGTATACAAATTCTTCCTGTTCTTGACGTATTCTTTTGTTACCAATGCGCCTTCTGCTTTTATCGTCTTTTCAAGCTCTGTTAAGATATTCAACTGTACCTGATAACGCTTGAATGTCGTAATGAAGAAAAAATTAGATTGGACGCCACTTTCTTCGGCAATACGAATAATCTCTTGTGCCTGTTCATTTAATGATAGTTTTGTCAACTATTTCACCTTCATTTCTACTTCTTTTCTTAGGTCACTATTTGTCCTAAACAGACCCGTTAGATTGGTTACATCAGTAAATCCATCACTCTTAGCCCCTCTTGCACTCACACAAGCATGGTCTGCTTTGATATTAACATAGACACTTTCGCTACCTGTCGCCATCGAAAGACATTCAGAAATATCCTGCGCTAGTCTTTCCTGTAACTGTAATCTTTTGGCACACAAATTCACAATTCTAGGAATCTTGCTCAGTCCAATAACTTGGTATCTACCTTCAACTTCTTTAGGAACGTAAGCAACCGTTACTGTCATGTTATACATCAATGCCAAGTGATGCTCACAATGGCTGAACACATTTTTTACTTCTTTCACGACCAACGCGTCAGATGGAACTGTAAATTTCTTATCATACATGTTCGCAATTTCCACATTAGTGTATTTGTTCCCTTCCAAAAGTTCTTTCCAGTATTTCATAACCCTTCTAGGTGTCTCAATTAGTCCTTCTCTATTTACATCTTCTCCAAAACTTTCAACAAGAAGTCGGACAGCTTTCTCACATTTTTCTTCATCAAATTTATTCATGTCACACTCCTCTTTTCTGTGGGTCCCAAATAACTTTATGCAACTGTATCTGTACTCTATATTTCTCGGTATCTAAACCGTCGTTATGTAGTTCTTTAAGGAAGCCGACTAAGTTTCTTGCATCACATTTGCCGAATATTGGTGATAGATATACATAACATTTTGGTCTGTATTTCATGAGCAGATTTTTCACATAGCAAAAATCAATTTCTGAGCATACAATCTTTAGACAGTCACTTTCTTTGAGACGACATAAGTTTTCATCTTTCATATGCCCGTGCATTATACTTGTTGGTGTCTTCCAATCCATCGTAATTGTAAGCCCTTGTGTTATATCAGACGGAACACTAATAGAACCGTTTGTCTCAAGATTTACGTGAAATCCTTCATCAATCAATTTTTTAAGAAGGATCATTGAATTTTCTTGAAATAGTGGTTCACCACCAGTTAACGTAATACGCCTATTGCCTAATTCGTGACACTTTTTGACAATATCATCAATATCCATTTCGTTTCCTTCCTTAAAAGCGTATGCGGTGTCACAATATGAACATCTTAAGTTACAACCTGTCAATCTTATAAATGTTGCAAGGGCACCAGTTGTAATCCCTTCACCGTCAATACTAGAAAAGATCTCATTTACTTTCATCTTCATAAATAGCAATGTTCCCCTCGCTTTCTTGGACAGATACCTTGTAACACTTATCACCAATTTCATCGTGAATCCATTTAGCCATATTTTCTGCTGTAGGATTTATTTCTTCAATGACGTTGTTGATATATTGGTGGTCTAGCTTATTGTGAATTCTTTTTTTAATTTGAGTGAAGTCCATAACCATTCCATTGTGATCTAGTTCTTCGCTTTTTAGATATACTGTGACAATCCAATTGTGGCCGTGAATATTTGAGCACTTGCTTTCATAGTCCAATTTAAGATTATGAGCTCCTGCAATTTCCATTCGCTTACTTACGTAATACATTTTCTTTGCCTCCTTATTCTTCGTATTCAACTGGGTCTTTTACCCCGTTTGCTTCAAACGCTTTCTTTCTATCAATGCAAGTTCCGCATTTTCCACACTGTTTTTTTCCGCCTTCATAGCATGACCATGTAAGATCATAAGGAGTTCCTAATTCAAGACCCAATTTTACTACGCCCGCTTTGTTTAGCTCAACCAATGGAGCGACGACATGAACAAGCCCATAAGTCCCAATATTGATAGCTTTACCCATCGTGTCGGTAAACTCTTTGCTACAATCTGCATAAGCATTTCCAGCTGAGTCATCCGCATGTGCTCCTAGATATATTTCACATTCTTCATCTTCATATAGTGATTGAGCTAGACTTGCAACCGTGCTAAGAATAAGCCCATTTCTGAAAGGAACGTAAGTTTCAACCTTTCCTTCTCCGTTTTTGGCAATTTGCTCGGCATATGATTCATGCTTTATTTCTTTTGTAGATCGTTCCAGTAACGAGCAGTTTGAATACTGCATGATACTTGATAAGTCAAATTCATAATGTTTCAATCCATAATAGTCAGCAACTTTTCTTGCACACTCAATTTCCTTTTTATGCTTCTGTCCATAGTAGATAGATACTGTTGCTACATTTTCTTTTCCAAGTTTATCAACTGCGATTGATACACATGTAGTTGAGTCAACTCCTCCACTTGATAATACTAATGCTTTCATACTTCCTCCTTATAAATATTTCTCTGCATACTTTTGAAACTTTAACCATTCTTCAATGTTGTGATGATTGCCTTCTATGTAGCTCCTTATCCTTTGGTCCTTATGTCTTATACTTTTCAATATGCCATCTTGAAACATGTATAACGTTCCAAATTTTGAACCGCTTAGCCATGATGTGCTATCCACTGAGTAAAAATGGTATCTTTTTAATGCTTTCAGATTTGTAAATCCAAGCCCATGAACTTTGCATCCATTTTCTTTTGCTATACTTAGCATTGGGCTAAAATATTTGTACTCCTTGCGTTTTATTTCTTTAGTCACAATTCCACCGATCGCAACATAATCATATTCTTTAGTTAGCTTGCGCCATTCTTCAAGTCCTCTTGATTTGTGCCAAACTGGAATACACTTTTTCCCAGTTCCTTTTTCAAGCACTGCCCGCATTTCTTTTACTTTTTCATGCCCTACGATACTGTCTATATCAAGTTCAAAGAAATACTTTATATCATACTTGTTTATGAAGTTTATGTAATTCTTTAGATACTGATTGAAATCTGTTTTTCCTTTGTTACTGTTCATGAACGTAAACGCCCCACTATCAAGCAAGAACATTTTACATTCCTTGATATACGGAATCTGCCACTCTTTTATTGAATAAAAGCTTTCTAAGATATAATCATTTTTGTGTTCTTCTACCACATGCTTATGTGAAAACGTACCAGCTATGAATATCTTCATGCCCCTACTCCTTGATGAACTGCTTGTGACAGTAAGGACATGTGATAGTATCTGTTTCTTTCTCCTCTTTCTTTGACTCTTCCGCTTCGGTGAAGAAGTCATCAAGATTTACTTCCTCGTTATCTGGAAATCCAAGTTCTGACATATCAATGTCAATGTTGTCTAACTCCTCGGTAAGAATATCCATGTTGAATCCAGTGTTCATTGTGGTTTGATTGTGGACAAGCGTATATGCTCTTCTTTGTTCGTCTGTAAGATCATCTAAACGAATAACTGGAACTTCTTTCATACCTAATTCCTTGCAAGCCTGTAACCGTCCATGGCCTTCAACAATTAGATTGTCTTTTCCCCAGATGCCAATAGGATCATTCATGCCGAATTCCCGAATTGAATTTTTAATTTGCTCAATCTGTTCAGGTGTGTGAATCTTTGCATTCTTTTCGTATGCTTTTAGCTGTTCAATAGGAATGTAATCTACTTTTAATTTCATTGAATTGTTCCTCCTCTATTCCGGAATGTTCCACGTGGAACACTTTTCACTTTTTTTGTTTCTTTTTGAAACAGAAAAACGGCTATATTCACATTATAATGCAAAATTCACCGTTTTTCCAAAAAATCATGAGATTTTATTAATTTTGTGTATTTACTTATGGATGTTACATCTTGGAGTCACATCAGATAAAGCTCGTTACCATCGGGGATTACTTCAGCCTGTCTATTCTCTGCCTTGCTAACTTCTTTAAATACTCTTTTTCGATCATTCCTGCATCAGCTAACCTGTGACAGTCTTTGCATAAGCATATAAGGTTATCATCATCCAACCATAGCTCTGGCTTTTCTTTCAGTTTATCTATGTGATGCACTTCAATGTTACGATAGTTATATATGCCTTTGTCTTTACATACTTCACATAGATAGTTTGCATCTTCTCGTATCTGTTTGCTCTTCTCCGTCCATGCACTCTTGCTTCTCATCCTTGACTCTTTGTAACTGTACTTGTAGTGCTTCTTCTCGACATGACAAACATATCCTTTCGGATGTATCTTCCCACATCTACTACAAGCATAGTATCCTTGTGCCATTATTTAACTCTCAGCTTTTGCCCTGCGTAAATGATGTTAGGATTGCTGATGCCATTCATAGCCTGTAGCTTCTGCCATGTTGTTCCATATCTGGATGCAATACCTGATAATGTATCTCCACTACGTACAGTGTAATATACTGCCTGAGATGCACCTAGCTTCTGGTTAACAATATTCTGAATGGTATTATAGTCATATCCTGCCTGTTCCAGTCTGCTCTTACGGCTGTTACCGTCTCCCCACTGTCCCGCAATAACCTCGCTTGCAATCTGTTCATTCGACTTTCTGACAGGTGCAGCCTTCTTGTTTACAATGTCCTGAATCACATTGTAGTCATATCCTGCTTGTGTAAGTCTGTTCTTGCGATCTTCACCATTTCCCCAAGCTCCTGCAATCACTTCGTCTGCAATCTGTTCATTTGACTTTCTGACAGGTGTTGGTGTAACTGGTTTTGTTTCGCCGCTTGGATTTGCGTACTTGTGCCATGCTGTAGCATCCATATAGGCAATGTCTAAGTCAAGGTTGCCAGCATATCCTGCAAGCCTTCCAGAGCTTGTATACTGCCTGATAGCACATGTATAATAACCCTCATTCCATGGATGTTCCTGATATCCTGTCGGATTGTTATTCGCATACTGAGCAACCCACAGTCCATAGTCTCCGATTCCTGCAAGCCTGCTGATTGCTGATGCCTGAATATATACAATCGGTCTTACGCCTGTTTCACTGTATACATAATCGCACCACGTTTTCACCCAGTCAGCATCGTTATTTCCCCATCTTGCATTTTGCTGTGCTTCCCAATCAAGGCATAAAATAGCTTCCTTGATATATCCTTGAATGTTACTCAAGAAATAATCTGCTTCTGCTTTTGGATTTCCGCCTTCTGCATAGTGGTATACACCTAATAGCTTTCCGTTAGCTTTAGCTTGCTGATAAGCTCTGTCGCAATCTGGATTGACGTAGCCTGTACCTTGTGTTGCCTTGCAAATTACAAAGTCACATGGCACTTTTGATAGATCAATTCCTCTTTGCCAATTTGAAATGTCAATTCCGTTTAATGTCATTTTTTTTGTCCTCTCTAATGATTCTGTGCCCGTTCATTTTCCAGCTCCTTGATTCTTGCTTCGTGATCATCCTTGTACTTAAACAGCGTTTTTACACGCTCCGAAACAAGAACGAGCTGTTCTGATACTTTTTTTAGTTGTTCAGTCTTTTCACCATTTTCTGCCATCATCTTTTTTGTTGTGTCGCAAAAATCGTCCAGTTTCACATTGATTTTTACGAAATTTTTTTCAACATCCAACTGCCGATTCTTTTCTCGCTCTGCCTGTTCTTCCTGACGTTTTTTTCCACCTGCAAATGTGTTGATTAATGTACATGCAAGCGATGTCAAAGAAATGAGTAATGCAATGCTTACACTTGCTTCTGGAGTCATTTATTCAACCTTGTTATAGTTCGCCGAACTAATTTGTAAACATGCACCAATGCATGTGCCAACAGCAGAAATTGTACCTGCAATTGCTTCTGCATAATCCCATCCCCAGATTTTTCCGAGTGTGATAATCAATGCTGAAAATGCATTCGTTCCAACTAATGCAACCCATTTCAGCTTGTCATATGTTTTATTAGAAAATACCATATTTTACCTTCTTTCATAATTAAATTATACTATAATTATCACCAAAAAAAAGGGATTTTATCCCCCTTTTTTCAATCGCAATTTCAATATACATCATTCATAGGAATACATCTGTTTTCAAATTTCTTGTAAGCATCAAGATACCATTCCTGTTTATCTCCGTTATATGTAACTTCGTAGTACATTCCATCGTGTAAATCCGTACTCATTAAATACTTCCAGTTTTGAAGTGTCTTACACTTCCATACGATGTATGGATTTGTGTCTTCTTCTTTAACTGTATCTGTCTTGTCTAAGTGTTCTAAAACGTAATCCTTTACAATTTTTAATGCTTTATTATCCATATTGTGCATATTTATTCTCCTTCGATTATAAGTGCCCCATCTTCATCATCTGCAAAATCACATATTTCTATCGGATCATAAACAGGAAGTCTTGAATCGCATATTTTAACTTCCGTTTCATCATCATATTTCTGCAATAATTCAATCAATTCCTTTGCTGTCATTTATTTCGTCTCCTAAAATTTCTTTTATCTTTTTTGCTCGATAATAATTTTACCGTTTTCTGCCTTCACCGTGATTTCTTTTTCAGGATCAATCCCAGATTCCTTCACAATCTTTTTCGATATTGTCGTAGTGTACGTATTGACCTTTAAGTCACCACCGACAGTTCTGTACTTCATCTTTGCAAGTTTAGCCATTGTTTCCCTCTCTTTCATCCTTCAAATAATCGAACTCTTTCAATAATTCATTCTTTGTTTTATCGAATTCTAATTCAATTTGCTTTTGCACATCAATCTTAGTTTGTCTGAACCACTTCTTTTTGAATTTATTTACTGATTCTCTGTAAGTATCTTCACTGTAATCGCAAGACTGCCACCATTCTAGATCATGCAGCAACTCGCACAAATCATTCATCATTGCATTTAATTGTGAATCGAACATTTCACCTACATATGTATCCTCGATTCTAGAATACATATAATTATAATGCCCACCGCTCATTCTAAATCCTCCACAAATTCGATTTGTTCTCTTTCTACACAAAATCTTGCACCGTCATTAAATTCAATATCAAATAAATTTGTAGCACTTTCATTATCTGTTAGCGTTTTGTGTACGTGTACAATATCACCAACTTTACCAATGTAATCTTCTTTGCTCTTGCCAGTACTATTGATTAATTCATATTCGTACTTGTCAATAAGACACAACAATCTACCTTTACGCATTATTTGATCACCTCACAATTGTCTAAGATTTCAACAATCGTTGCTTTTAAATCAACGTCTTTGAAATATCCTTTTTCATACAATTCAAACAAAGCACTGTAATTTCTAATGCTATTCCGAATTCCGCTAACTTTATATGCATTTAATAAATCATATTCAAATCGAGATAACTTATATTTTTGCTTTTCATTTTGCTTTTCATATGGACTTTTCAACCATTCTTTAATCTTTTCGGAGCATCCATATCCTGTACTAAATCCACAATCAAGACATCTAACACCACTGCATTTACTAGGCTTTCCATCGACTAGTGCAAATTGAAAACCACTATTTTTTATGATTTCGTCTTTGTAATGTTCATAATTAGTTTCTGCATTTTCTTCAAAGCACTCATTTACTAGTCCTGTAAGTAAATTTATATCTTCTTTGAATAAGTTCATCGCAAGCGTACAATTATCAGAATTGTAATATAATTCTTCCATTTGTCCTAAAATATCTATATATTCTTGTTTTGTTGTCATTTAAATCCACCCCAATTCCTTCTTTTGCTGCTGAACAGCTTTGCTTTCCTCAGGATTAAACATTCTTAGTACCATTCCACATTCGCAATAAGCTTGTTTTGTTTTTAAATCGAAAACGATTAGAGTTGTAGTTCTGTAGACGGTTTTTGTGTAACTGATGCGTTGCTTATAGTGCTTGCATTCATATCCTAGTTTTTCAAACATTTCTCTAGGAGTCATATTCATTCTCCTTATAAGGTTCAGGCAGTGGCATCCAAGCAACAACCTTACATTTTTTCAATTTAACTCTCTTTTCTATTTCCCATTTACCATCAGTTGTATATGATGATGCAACACTTCTTATACCATATTCGAATTCAACAGTCACAAGCACCTCTTTTGATTGCGTTTTCCAAAATGCATCGTCCCATTTATCTGTTCCGTAAAATTTAGCAAAAATGCCATCATGCTCATCTGGAAGCTTTTCAGAAACAGGAATCCACTCAAATGATTCTGCTTTATCAACCAATTTTAAAAGCACCGTCTGTGCATCATATTGTTCTGCATTCATTAAATCCACCTCAATCAACAATCTTTCTACCACAATTTGGACAATACTTAGGTGTGTATTCGTAAGTACATTCATCACCAGTGTCATCATCTTCGTCCACTTTAATTTCTTGATACTCTTCAAGTACAATCCCACAATTTGAACATTCGAATCGGTCACATAAATTGTACTCGGACAGATTTTCGCAAGTCTTTTCATCTAGCCATCCAAGCTCTTCTGCTTGTTTATCAATAGCTTGCAATATATCTCCCTCGATTTTCACTTCCATGTAGGTGTCTATATTAATTTCTTTTTCTGATAAGTCGAACGTTATTTCAAAAGTTGAGTATCCAAATTTTTGTAAATAAATTATTTTGTCATCTTCTACATTTCTTTTGTATCCTAGTTCTTCAAATATTTCACTTGCAGTCATACGTTTTTATTTCCTCCTTAAGCTCGTTTATAGCTTGTTTAACAACTTTCAAATCTAAGTCAAAGTTATTAACTAAATCTGCCATCACGCAATTAGAATAGCTTTGTAATGCACTTGATAAAGTTGAGTGAAAGGAAATTTGTTTCTTGATTTCCGTTTTAACTCCGTCTTTGCTTACTTGAATTGCATCTTGAACAAGTGTGAAGCTTTTTCCGTCCGATACAATACTGTATCCTTTTTGTAGTTTAATCATTAAATTCTCCTGTCTTTGCATATTCCAATGATTCAATAAACTCTTTGAACAATTCAATTCAATCATTTGATTTCTCCTTTTTACGCAATTTCTCTAATCTTCTTACTGCTTTACGTACATAATAATATCCAAGCAATATAAGCGATATATTCACAAAATATAAAACAATAAATGAAATTAAGAATATTATCTTAGTCATATCTTCTATTAAAAATCATCCTCCTTGTTTATTTCTCCTTTTCAAAATAAAACTTAATTTTCTTCTTATGCTCTTCAATCAATCCGTATTTCAACGCCAAGCGATATATGAATGGCTTCTGCAACCTTTCATGTAATGTTTCTAACCGTTTTCGCAAATATTCAATATCGGCTATTCCTTTATAGAAATTACACATTCTACAACTAGGCAAAAGGTTGTCTATATTGTTATCGCCATTTCCATATACTGATTTAACATGGTCTACCTGCATATCTTTGTAATCTAATTCACATCCGCAATAGGCACAATGACCGTTATATTTTTGGTAGACTTGTTCTCTGATTTTTTTTGGTATTGGCTTCCTTGTCATACTTCAACATCCTCATCTTGTGGCATTTGATAAATTTCTTTATATTCTTTTGTGAAATATTTACCAATGCAATTCACATCCTCGGTACTAAACTGATGTTCAGTCATAATAGAAGTTTGTATTTCATCTAAAACCTTTAAAGCTTTTTCTTTGGTTGAATATATTCCTAATGTACAACCATTCCCTACAATGTATATTCCTGTTTCAAATTGCTCAATTACAAAACGATTAACATCTTGTAATTGCATTCTATTCTGACTTCTAATCCACATATCTTAGTACCACCTTTACTGTTCATTCGTTTTGATCTCTCTTTCTATTTGATATTCTCCGACTTGTCCGAACATATCCATGTACATACTTAAAATGCATATATTCATAGCTGATAATAATAGTGCGATAAGCAGCGCGATAATAAGCCATAACTGAGCACTTCTTTGGTCTATTTTCTTGCATTTCTTTGAATGAGAATTAAATTTATAGACATTTAATTGATCGTCCATAACGCAATCTGCTTCTTCTAATTTAGATTCTAATTCTTTGATATAGGCATCTTTTTGTGCCTTCGTTAATTTAGCCATTTTCTTTCTCCTCAACCTTCTTTTCTAATTCCCTTTTCTGATATTCAAGCGTTCTTATTCTTCTTCTGTATTCTTCATATTTGAAGATACATTTTGTAGCTTTGTCCTGCTCTTCCTGTATTCTTTTAGCAACTAGAATACTGTATACAATCAATGTGATACCACAACCTGCAATCATTCCACAAATAAAATATGCCATTGTTTCTTTTAATTCCATGATGTTTTTCCTCTAATCTAGAAATAAGAATGTGAGATTTGTTGCATGATTGAAGAAATAAGCATTTCCTACTCTGTAGTCTGACCGCTCATCAGCTTCTGTGATCAATATAGTAAATCCTAAATCATCCACATTTGTGATAATTCCTTTTTTCATGTATGTATCATTTGGAAATAGTCTGATTCTTCTTCCTTTGTAATTCTCTTTGTTATATTTCATTAAAAATCATCCTCCTTATTTATTTCTCTTATAATTTGATAGCGATTGAAGTTGTTCTTGTATCGTTGAAATTCATGATACTAACAACTTCTTTGTCACCATATTTCTTTTTCACGTCCTTGAAATAGAATTTTCCGATAACTCTTGCATAAGGAACTACATCTATTGGACTAATCAATTCAATCCTTTTCTGTAATACAGCACCCGCAAATATTGTGATCATTCCAATTACCAATACTGCGCATCCCAAAACTTCAAACGCCACTTCGAAAAATGTTTTCATGTTGTCTCCTTTCATGCTTTTTTGTTTTCCTTTTTCCATATTTGCTGTATTTTATAAATTAAAATTGATTTCACAATCTTTAAATTCTTCTTTGTATGCCCACACTTTAGGCGGTGGGCTTGCCTTTATATCATTAATTCATTGCCTGCACTTGGCTTGCGCTGAAGAAGCTTGCTTTTTTCATGAACATTCTTTTTTGTTCTTCGGTCATCCCCTCGCTGTTTTCAGTTTCCTTTGATACGCATTTCCAGATGTGAAACTGTGCAACAGCTTTCTCGCCTTTCTTAACACAATAGCCGAGTTTTTTCCATGCTTGGAATGTATGAATGTCTTCAGGTTCATCAAGCATCATTTTGTTGCCGTTTTCATCCTCAACCTCAAGCTGTCTGCCTGTTGTTCCAATCTTTCCATTTTTCATAAGTTCAACCGCTTCGTTGAAAATAATCTGTGCGTTTGTCATGTTTTTTTCTTCCTTTCTGTGGTGCGGATGCTTTAGGTGATCCGCTAACCGTTCTTATTTTCTGAATGTTGGTAATCCAAATGTCATTGCAATAGCTTTTCTAACTGATAAGTCATTGCTTAGATAACCGTTATATCTGATTGCTTTTACTTCACCAGTTTCAACATCTTCTGCAATTTCAGCTCTCTCAAAGATGTCTGCCCAATAATTAAATTTTCTTCCGTTTACTGTTGTTTGTTTTACTGTCATATCCTTGTACCTCTCTCTTATTACAATATTATTATAATATAATACGGTAGTAATTGCAATGCCTTTTTTCGCATTTTGTTTCTTTTTGAAACATTTAACCGTTTAGTATATCCATCAGTCTTGAATCCTGTGCTTTGTTCTTTCTTCTGTCCTCACCACTGACAAGTACAGGAAGGCACATTTCAATAATTCGGCTGTAGATTCTGGCTTTGCTTGTATCTTCTGTATGGTACAAGTCTGAATACTTCAGATTCGTTGTAATGATCATCGGCTTTCCGCTTCTGTATCTCGCATCAATGATATTATAAACCAGTTCGTTAACATATTCAGTGTTTCGCTCAATCCCTAGATCATCAATCACCAGAAGGTCAAACTCGTTCAGACTGTCCAGATATTTCTGTTTTCCTTCATACATACCCTGTAACGTATTGATGATTCGTGCAAAATTCGTGACAAGGCACGGCACACCATTGTCGATTAATTCATTTGCAATGCATGATGCAAGAAACGTCTTGCCTGTTCCAACACCGCCAAAAAGAATAAGTCCTTTCCCTGCTCCCTTGAACTCGTCAAATCTTCTAGCATAATTCCTGCACATGTCGCTAGCCTTCTTTGATTTCTTATCGTCGTGATCAAATCGGCATTTCTGAAGCTCTCTGTCTGGAAAGCCTGTGTTCCTATATCCTTCAATTTGTGCCAGTCTGTCCTGCTTCTTTTTTTCTTCTTCCTTCCTGTCATTTTCAGCAATTAAGCATGAACACATAACAGGAACATATACCCCGACCGCCGACAACCATTTTCTTCGTGGCTCGTTACATTTTCGGCAGTATATCATATTGTCTTTGATATATTCAGTTTCCTCATCGCAATTTCCTAGCATCCTCTTGATTGCTTCTTCTGTTGGGTTCTCTTCATTCATAAATATTACCTCATAATTTTAATATACTTTTTTAAAAAACATTTCTACTAACTTATCTAACAATGTATAAGTCATTTCGATTTCTAATTCAA